TGCCCATAACCAGCCGCAACCGCTTCGCGGTAGTTTTCATATTCAACATCACAACCGCCAATTTCCTGCACATTTTCTTCGTCATAATCCCATTTGATTACATAATCAGAGGTAATCAGTGCGATACGCGCCGAGCCAGACATACACTGAACATTGCGCGACTTAATTACATTGTAACGCCATACTGCCTGTTCGGTTTCCCAAGGACTCTCCAGTGGATCGCAGATATAAGGAAAAATAGACTTCAGGAAATTAAAAGCGCGCACACGATAATCAGACTTCATAGCGATTTTCCCCTTTCTTTTTATAAGTCTATTATACAGGATAAAAAGTATGCTGTCAAGTTAAACATATGTAAAATAGAAAGTACGTACACTCTAATTTACCCAATCTTAACTTGACATTTTATAGAAAATATATTATACTATAAACAGAAGGGAGAGATTATATGCAATTTGATTTAGAACAAATGCGCGAGATTGTAAAACGAGCGCCAACCAGTAATCTAAAAGTTCGCCGTATGCGGCTAAACTTGTTTGATATGTATCGTTATAATGAGGAGTATGAAAAGATTTATCAAATGGTTCAGGATTTAATTAAACCTTAAATAAAGAAGGCTTACGCCTTCTTTTTTATTACCATCGTGTAAATTATATCGCACGTCCATTATAATTAACATAAAATTAAACAGGGAAGTTAATCTTCCCTGTGTGTATTAGCATAGTCAATAATCTTGACTTCACCATGAAGGAAACCCCAGTTTTCATCATGCAGGTCGCACAACCTCATTGTATTATAGATGAAATCATATTCATCACATGACAGTCTTTCATCAGGATGATATTCATCCGTTCCCGCGTTCATGGCCAACACCGTGATACGTGGCATCACATAAAAGATATAACCATTAACTTCAATACGCGTAATCTCCGCAAACAAATAGTCATAGCCATAATCACACGCAAACTGATAGTTAATGACTTCCTGTTCGCATCCACCAAAACGCTCAACAGTTTCATAATTATAATCCCATTTCACAGCGTAATCAGCCAAACACAGACAACGACGTGCAATACCATGATAATATTCCACATGACGATGTTTATCATGGTTATAATACCGTACAGCTTCACGGGTGTCCTTATAGCTTTCAAAATAGGGCATGAAACTAACCATAAACTTCTTTGCGCGCGTGATATAATCAGACTTCATAATGCGGTTCCCCTTTCGTTTATCTGTATACAGTATAGCAGAAATAAATAAAGGTGTCAAGTTAAACCTTTGTAAAATACATAGTACGTACCTTATAATTAACACAGCCATAAAAAAAAGAAGGCTTACGCCTTCTTCTTAATGGAAAGCTTACGCCTTCTCCTTTGCGGCAAGTTTCGCCGCCTTCTCGGCTTCCTTAGCGGCCTTGGCATCCGCCTTCAACTTCTTTTCGGCTTCCCATTCCTGAGCCGCCTCAAAGGGGTCAAATGCGGGCGATACCTTGGTCGGCTTGTATGCCTTAGACTTGACGGTTACTTCCGTCCAAATCTCCTGACCGTCAACTGTCTGAAGGATGGCGAACGACGCATCCGCAAACTTTACGGCGTCATTCTCCTGCAGGGCGGGCATGATAGCGGCAATGGTCATCTGACGGGCGGTGTTCTTCATTTCAGCAGCGTTCATAGACATAGGCTTTTTCCTTTCTGGTGTTGGGGATTTTCCTTTCCCTTTTGTGATTCTATTATAGCAGAGATTCAGCGGAAAGTCAAGTAAAGGTTTTGTTAATTCTTAACTCTTCGTCCTTACCTCCCTGCCCTTGGAACAATTATAGTATAGCAGAAATTCCAGGAATTGTCAAGTTAAAAATAAATTAATTACAATGTACGTACCTTTTAATTAACATAAAATTAAAACGGGAGTTAAAACCTCCCGTAATATCCCCATTTATAATCATCAAAATCATACAGATACTTGCCGGGTTCAGTGGGAACATCCCACCCAAACTCCTCATAGAAAAAATTATAAGCATCATCACTTATATGATTATTTATTTTGATGGTTTCACAAAAATCAAACGCATCCTCAATATTAGTCAGCGTTTCACACAAATCACCGCGCTTGATAATAATCTCATTATTATCTTTATCATAGAAAGAATAGCATTGGCAAAACTCATCAATGTAACCCTCATACTTGGCTTCATAGTCAAGACATTCTTGCTCATTGTAAAAATCCTCACCATCAAACGCACGATAGATAATAATTTTTTCCATAACCGTATCCCCTTTCATTTTCTATATACATAATAACAGAAATCATACTAAAAGTCAAGTTAAAAATAGATTAATTACAATGCACGTCCCGTCTAATTTACATATATTTAACTTGACTTCATTTCTTCCATATTGTATAATTGTAATAACAAAAACAAAGGAGATTTTAAGTATGGATAACCGAATTAATCACATTTTGGTACTGGACGTTGAAACCGCAAACAGTCTTGAACAGCCGTTCGTCTATGATATAGGCGGTGTAATCACTGATAAACAAGGACGCATTTACGAAAGATTTTCTTTTGTAATACGTGACGTTTTTGTTTATGAACGTGATCTTATGCAAACCGCCTACTATGCCAATAAAATCCCCGATTATGTGAAAGATATTCACGCAGGAAAAAGAATCATGGTTGACTTCCAGCAAGCGCGGCGTTATATTCTTAATCTCATGAAAGAATATAATGTGCGTGATGTTGCCGCCTATAATGCGCATTTTGACCGTAACGCATTAAACACAACTTTACGATGGCTAACCAAATCAAAAATACGTTACTTTTTCCCTTATAATACAAATTTTATGTGTATATGGAATATGGCTTGCCAAACTATATGCCAGCGCAAAACATATAAGAGTTTTTGTGAACAGCATCAGTACACCAGCAATCGCAAAGGAGAACCAAACGCAAAAAATTATAGCACCAGCGCAGAAACGGTTTACAAATACTTAATACTGTCGCCGCAATTTGAAGAAGAACATAAAGGTCTTGACGATGTACTCATTGAAACCTATATTATGCGGCGATGCTTTGAAAGTCACAAGGCAATGCCATATGGTAAAGGAATAAGACGGAATTGTTGGATGGATGTAAAGAGGGTGTAAAGCCCTCTTTTTATTAAGCAAATGTTAAATAGATTGTACGTACAGTTTAATTTACATATAATTAAAATAAATTCCTAACTCTATGAGTTAGGAAAATAATAGCGGCAATCCCAAAGCAAATCATTATATAAACGTGGCGGCAACAAAAACTCCATGATTTCTATATCTCCATCATGCCATGTTCGCCGCCAGCCAAAAAAGATATTCCAGACAAATCCTTTTGCCGCACAAGCCGCTGCACAAAGTGCTTGCATATTTCTATTTGCTACTTGATAACGTTGCATCATATTTTTATATCCTTTCTTAATAGAGCGCTATTTCATCTCTTGACCTTTGGAAATCAGTATACCCGTCCTTATAAAAAGGCTTAAAAACGCGGATTGTATATGTCGCAAATTCTTCTGGTTTTTGAAAATCAGTAACAAACTCGCTGATGGGGTCAATCTCAATCTTGACAATATAACCAACCATGGAATAATCGCCAAATACTACCTTATCGCCTATCTTCATTTTCTGTTCTCCCTTCATTTGATAGTATAAGTATAGCAGAAAAATTATAATGTGTCAAGTTAAACCTATGTAAATTAGAATGCACGTGCACTCAAATTTACAAAAAGTCAACAATACTTCACTATGCTACCATAGTAGCATGATAAAGTGGTAGCATGATGCCATGCTACCAGAGTAATCCTACCATTTGACTTTGATATGAAATTATGGTATAATAATTATAGAAGGAGCTACTACACCACACGCTACATAACCTAAAAACCTGGGAGCTGGAAAGCTGCACTCGGAGAGCTGGAACTATGGTTAGTTGCTAATAAAAATAAGCTGTTGTTTACTATGAAGCAACAGCTGGGGTTAGTGTACCTATAAAGCACATACACCCATTTTATTATAACATAATTTTTATATTTTGTCAAATATTTTTCGCCGCTACAAGCTGGAGAAAATCGTTATCCACCACTTCCACATCATGCCACTCACCAGAAATAAAATAAGCTTGCTGCTGCTTTCCATCAATACGTTTACGCTTTTGCTCTACTGTATATCCTAAAGCTGGAAGATAATCTTTTAACTTATTCCAGGTCATTATACGATTTGTATTCTTATTATTCCTATCCAATTCGGGCACTGCCATGTACTCGGCCAGTTCCCTACACTTCTCCACATGCAACCATTGATTTAAATATTCATCTGGTATAGCGGGCGCGAATACTTTTAAATGTCTTTGATAATTAAAGGTTTGACGAGCTGCTTGTATCCTGTCTACTTGATTAACAGAATCAATAATAAGATGATTGAAACGCTGGTCAACAATAGTAATGCCGCGGGCCAGCGCCTTATTCACTATGACAAAATCATACTCTGGCGGCACTAGCCCCGTAGCCACCACCATATTATACACGCGCATCTGTTCTTCTGACATAGGTTTATCCGTATTATTGGGAGAATGAAGTTCAATAGCGTGAAAACCGCGCGCACAAGCTGCTTCTACCAGCCGCTGGTTAGGCTCAATAAATGGAGAAAAGCACCAATATCCTTTATTCAACTCTGGTGTAAGCTGGGAAACATGCTCTATAATATTACAGAAATAGATATCATTTGCCATGCGGTAGCCAACTTCTAACTTACCTTGGTAGCTGGCGCTCACTAGTGACTTATAATAATGATACGCACGCTCCGGAGAAGCTGAAAGCCCAATACACATAATGCGGCCTTCCTCAATCAGACGCTCCCAGGCGCCCAATAGCACAAGCGACATATATTCTTTCTTACTAGAAAATTGCTGAATAACTGAAAGGACTTCCGCGTTAGATACCTCTTTGCGCGCGAAGTCTGTTTTTCTGGCCCGCACAAAAGCCTGGGTCGCAAAGTCAAATATACTATCACACTCATCCCAACAGATCACATCTATTTCATCTAGGAACTTTAATTCATCCTTCAAACATTTCGCGCCCAAACGCTGGTAACACATAACCCCTATTTTTTTGTTATTATCTGCGTCCCATGTTCCGCTTGGCGTTTCCCAAAACTCATCTGCTTCTACACAGCTGTCGCCATACTCCGTGAGAAGCTGGTCTTTTAATGCGGTTGTATCAGTAAGAAAAAGAATGCGGTTTAAGTTGCCATCACGTGTAAATCCGGCCAGATTATTTATAGCCCAATAAGTCTTACCTGTGCGCACACCACAATCCAATATATTATAATCGCCGCGGCGAAAAATTAATTTCTGTTGTTCTTGTAAATCGGATACTGTAGTCATCAATATATCCTCCCATTTTCATTCTATTTATATTATAGCATAGAATTTGATTTATGTCAAATATTTGAATTATTTTTTTTCTAATAAAAATAAAAAAATAATTCAAAAAATTATTATATTTTATTATTTAAATTAAAATATTTTTT